GGCCGCAACGAAAGGGTGCCGCTGTCGAAGAGATCCTTGCAGCGAGTCAAATGCAGATCGTAGTTCTGATTCCAACTCATGAGCGGATCGTTCGTCGAAGTACCATCCATGCAACTGTTGTTTGGTGAGGATTTCTGCTACCTGATGTTCTAGTAAGATCCAGTCAGGTATTTGTGGAAGTGCTTCCATAGTTTGTGGGTCACTTGTAAGTCCTGTACGCAATAATCCTCCATGTCTTGGGACCAGTTCTTCCAGTCAGTTTGCTTAGCAAAGCCACCCTTGTACTCACCCAATCTGTAACCGTATGCCTCTAAGGAATGTCGTCCGTAGAGTTGAAGTGGCATGTGGTTCCACTTCCTAGTCTGATCAATCTTAAGCAGATCAGGATGATACAAACGGCTAAGAATAAGAGTGTCAAGTGTTCTTGGTGGCGTGAACCACGGGTAGAACTTCTGAATGACCGGGATGTCGTAATTGATTACATTCTGACCAATGATTGTCTCAGCACCTTCCAGCATCGTGATGGCACGAGCGATAGGTTCTTGAGTACCTTCATCGTTAAAGACATAAACCTCATTGTTACCAAGGTCTTTGATAGCAACACAGTGGATGGTGGTAAGGTTTTCGTACAGGCCGTCAGTCTCGATGTCGAAGAGTAGGTTCATCAATAGACATCATTGGGTTGCCAGTGAGAATCCACTCCGTAGTAATCACACAGAAACTCAAAGAGAATCGGTAGTGTGATCACCTGACCTGAACTGCTGATCTCACCACGCTCATGCATGGAAATCATTTCATCTGGGGTGCAGACGATGATGGTGTCAGGCATCGATGGTTTTAGCGGGGTACTTGATCACAGCCTCTAGTTCCTGAAGCGTGTCCGCCCGGTAGGGTTGTGCTCGTTCCACCATTTCTGGGGTAGGAGGATTGGGGCGCTTTAGCTTTGCCAAGTAATCAAATGCACGGTCCCAACGCTCTTTGGCTTTATTGGGATCTTTCCATACAGGCGTCATAGGAAGACGACCACGTAGGTTGTAAGGATCAAAAGTCTGTTGTTGGGTCGAACTCTTGTTCGGGTTCATGCTCGATAAAACGGCAAGTGTTAAGGTCATAAATAAGGTCACAACAAGGGCCAACTTCTCCGCTGTAGCGATTTTTGAGTACTCGTACAGTTGTCGCGGAGTTGGTTTGTTGATTCCGTTCAAGTGCAATAACGGCATCACTCAGTTGTGCAATGCTGTGTGAACCTCTTAAGGAACCCAGGCTTACCCGTGCCCCTTCCTCGTGACTCTGGTCACCACTAGGACGACGCAAGTGAGAGACAAGGAACAACGAGATACCAGTCCGTTCCACAAGCGAACGAAGCTTGGTCATTGTCTGGTCAATGACACGTCGCTCATCTCCATCAAGACCACTCAGCAAAATACTGAGGTGATCAAGAAAGACGATCTTTACGTCAAGACCTTGGGCAAGATACTCCACACGGTTATAAATAACATCGGGATCAAAACTACCGAAGCCATCAAAAAGATAAAGCGGCCAATGTCCAAGGGTTCTGGAGTAGACATCTGTTAGTTCAGTGCGTGAGTGTTCACCAATGTGGTAGGGCTTGCCTTCAGCTACGGACATCAAGCCAAGGGCAGTTCGTCGATTTGACTCTTCAAGTGCCAAATAACCGACTCGTTCCCCGTTGTGAAGAAGATGAGTTGCGAGTTCACGACAGAATGAGGATTTTCCAATACCTGATCCAGCAGTGATTGTGACAAGCTCTCCAGCCCTAATCCCGTGCAGTTTTGTTTGTAAACCTTTGTATGGGTACTCATGAAGTCCATCATCGTTAGGTTTAAGGATCTGATCTAGGAGGCTCTTCGCTTCGACAATGCCGTCTGGGCGGTATGCGGAAGCGTTCCAGATTGCTTCTTTAATCGCTTGTGCCTTGCCAGCCTGGAGTGCATCGGAAGCATCCTTGAAATCTGACAAGTGAGCGATCTTAACCTTGCCTGGTGGCAATACCCCTGCCGCATCCTTCGCAGCTTGACGCCCAGGATCGTCCATATCAAAGAAGAGGACAATTTCCTCATAACCCTGGAGCCACTCAAGCTGCCTTTGAATCGCACGCTTGGCCGAACTGGCACCATCCGGTATTGATACCATCGGCCAATTCCCCGAGTAAGCTTGATAACACGAAAGCGCATCAAGTTCTCCTTCGGTGATAACAACTCGTTTCCCAGAACTTGGGAAGAGCTGCTGTCCAAAGAGTTGTCCATCAGGGTTTGATCCATCCCATCGGAATTGTTTGTCAGGGGTTTTTACCTTGGCACCAGTGCATGTTCCATCCTTTGAGAAGTAATGGAAATAGAGTTGATTGCCTTCTCGATGGACTCGATACTTACGGCAAGTCTCTTCACTGATGCCACGTTTAGGTAGCGGTTCAGGTGTTCCCTTAATGGGAAATGTCATTCGTGGTTTTGACGATTTGACGATGTTGAATTCACCAGGCTCGCGATAGCCACACCCAAAGCACCAGCTATGGCCGTCGTCGTAACGAGCAAGATTGTCTCGACTACCACAACTAGGACAAGGTTCATGTGCAACGAAGTTACTTGTTTCTGTATCGGGAGATAACAGCATTGATCAGCTTTTCGTAAATGTCAGCACAGTTCTGGAAGTACGAATGCCATTCGGTCAATGCATCAGCGAAACAAGTGACAACTTCATCAGGTGTCAATTCACCGAGCTTGATCGACTCCTCTGCCTCACATAAAGCATCGGAGAAGAACTCAGTGATCCGCTCTTTAGGTGTCATCATTGTTGTTTGTGGAAACGTTGGATCAACTCTTCGTAGCTATCCAATGCATCTTCAAAGCCCTCAACAATGTCATTCGGTGAGGAATGCTTGTCAAGGGCCATGATTAGATTGGTAGCTAGATCTTTGATCAGCTCTACATCAGCCATTCGATAGGGATACTGTGGAACACACACCATTGGAAACCGTGTTTCTCGGCCCATTTGGCGTACGTAGTTTTTGATCCTTTGTAGATCTTGTTATAGGGCGATTGAAATACAAAGCGAATGTCAAGGTCAGGGTTCTGATTCTTTACTGCCTTCATCTTTCGACGATCCTCTTCAGTCAGATGGCCTTTCACCTCAAGGTAGATACCATTAGGTAGCAGGAAATCTGGACAGTAGTTGTGAAGAATCTGGTAGGCGACCTTTGTGGATTCGTACTCGTACTTCACGCCCAGGTTGGTGAGAAGATCAGCGACCTTCTCCTCCAACCCAGAACGGAAAGCCATTAGAACTTAGAAATCCACGTCGGTTTCAGTTGCAGGAGCTGGGGTCACGTTCGGATCCTCAGCTTTGAATCCCTTGGTTTTACCAAAGAGTTCAGCAACGTCTTCAGCATCCATGTCACCAGTATCAACACCAGCACTGCTGGAAAGGCTGATGATCTGAATACCTTTCAACTTCAAGCTGGTGCCATAGGTGACACCATCTTTGAGGATGTAGGGCTTCTGGAAGAATGCAAGCTTCACAGTACTTCCGCTATAAACGGGAAGTGCTGAGTTGTTGATGACCGTGCCCTCACTATCGACAATCGTGGGGCAGTTGTCCTCATTCCAGGAGAACTTGACTTTGTACTTACCATCGGAAACTTCTTCCCATGGTTCAGGCTTCAGCGTTGCACGCTTCGGGTTCTTCAACTTGGATTCACACCACTTAAGAACCTCAGTGCGGTCTGCTTCCAGTTGTTCAATCAGATCATCAGTAAAGACAGTAGCAAGAGAGTAACCAAACTTGCTGGGCTTCATCACAGCCTGATAACCTTCAAGGACAACAGGCTTTTCAGTGACGATAGTTTTGGGGGCCATTAACAAAAGAAATAGGTGGATTCAAGGACGGAATCAAGATCGAGATCACCAATGATTGGTGGCTCTGTCTCTGCTCCGATGGCTTCAGCAAAATCCAGAAGAGGATTGCTGGATGAAAAGATTTCGCAGTAGGTTTCCCTGACTACGCGATTCAATGTGCCCATGTCAGTTGCCCGACAAAGGACTGAATCGTGGATCACCGTGAACGGTGCATTGAACTTCAGGAATGCTTGATGCAAGATCGAAGCATCCAATGAGTGAATAAGATTGGGAGCTGTGCTGGACTTATGACCAGCAACATCTGGACCTTCAAGTCCTGTAGTTAGGTTCACTTCACAACGACCTAGGATCTGTAACTTGATCGTTGATACCTTGCGTTTGCGTCTGTTCTGTTTAACAACAAAACCAGATGGTGTCTCCCAAGTAAGGTGATCTACGCCGCGTTTGAACGCTGCGCCAACTTCTTGTTTGATCCAATCCATGACACGCATTGGACCGGGGACAACCTCATACATCGCTTCTCTGACTGCGTTAACAATCAAAGTGAGTTCTTCTGGTGTGAACTCAGCACCCTTTTCTTTCAAAGCTTCACGGATGTAAGCCCTGTTGGAATGCTTGGTGGCGTTGTATGGAATGGTCATCACTGTTCTCTTTGTGACCTTCCGATCAAGAAGAACAGCTAGGTGATCTGGCAGCTTTGGCTTAGCCGTTTCTGCCACAACTTTGTAAGCATCCTGCGGTGTATCTGACGGAAAGACATTCACCAACTTTGCAGTTGATTGATCTCTCGCCATACCAGCCAGGATTTGCAGTCCTGAGCACGTAGCGTCAATAGCAACCGGCAGATTTGTCCAACTTCTTGTGCATTCAATCACACAAGCGTTGTACTCCTCACATGCAGCAAGGAACTGCCACGGCTCATCTGCAGCCTCCCATTCAGCTATCTCCACAAGTGGAGCATTGGCCACATGAGAAATCAGGCTTTGATTCTGACGAACCCAGTCCTGACGTTCTTGCATCGTGGCTTTGTCCAACCCATAGGTGGTTGCTACTTGGAATGCCAACCAAGCTTCTGCTTCATCCGTCATGAACGACGGTTCAGCAAACTTCAGTAGAGACTTACCGAAGTCAGTGTCTTGTGGGGTGAGAAAGGCTGGGATCGGATACGTTCGACCTCGATAGTCAAAGGACCACGGGAGATAGAACTTGTCTTTCCCCTTAAAGATCTTGACGGTCTCCATGGTCATTCGTGTACGGCAAGACCGTTTGAATGACGCAGCGTTGTGGTTCAACACCTCTGCTGCTTGCCGTCTGTACTCGTGCCTAGCCTCTTCGTTCTCCGCAATGTCGAACGGTTTGTTGGGGAGGGGTAGCTCAATGATCGGTAAGAACTTACCGACCTTGTACTGACGCTCCATCAAGGTCTCAGCCACGTCAACGATGAACTCATTGAGCGTGTAGGCAACCTTCTGGAGCTTGTTTAAAAACAGGAGTGGCGTGTTCCCCTGTACTAATCCGCCATCGCCCCTGCGTACCATCTCATGGCCATGCATGACCTCGTTCAGTAAGTACCCACCAGCCTTGATAGGACTCCAGTCTCGTGGTGGGACCAACATGGGCCACGTCATTGGAGCAAACATCAACGCATCCTTCATCAGCTCCTCCTTTTGCATTGCAAAGAGAAGGCTTGGAACGATCAGCGTTAGGCGCTTTTTGTCTCTAGCAACCATGTGCTTGTCAAACCAGCCAGTGGCTTTCATCACACAGTCAAGAAGCCAGCCACCCAATTTCGCCCTTGTGGCAGTTTGCCAGTTGTCCCAGTGATGCTCGTGGCGATTCATCATTGTGCGAGCCACCGTGGCCTTCTGCTGGGTGCCACAGGCGCTGTGCCAGTACTGACGCTTGATGCGGTCATACAGCTCAGGATCCTGTGACTCGTACCAGCGGAGCTGACACTCCTGCTCCAGAGCCTGGCCAATGGCTGTGATCACATTGGCGATCTCATTGGCTTTGTCCTTTGGGCTGAACACCTTGTCGAAGGTCAGCTTCAACGCAATGGCTGCTGCAGCCTCCGGTTCGATCTCAGCAAGGTACTGGTGGATGGTGGCGAACTCCACCCCGTTCTTGCCTTCGTGGATGCGGTTCAGCGTGTCCTCTATGACCCGTGAAACCTCTCCAAGGGCCGCCTGGATACTCGCGGACCCATAGACCGTTGCCGACCCATAGGAGCGCTCCTCCAGCTTGCGTGTCTGATCGAGAAGCCGTTCCCGCCCGTAGGCAATGGCACGCTTCTCCAGCTCGATTTGTTGCTCCGTGAGAGCAGGTGAAACCATGCTTGTCTCAAGAAATGTGTGCAGTTAGTACCGGTAAAAAGTGCTATCCACTAGTGGAGCGACCTAGACAAAAGAAAAGACGGGGACTAGCCCCGCCTTGACTCACTAATGCAGTGCTGAGAAACGCGAACCTGAAACTAGCGCGTCTACCAATTCCGCCACATCCGCAAGTGGCACAAGGTCAACTGCCGCAGTCGATTTCAAGGAAAAATCGAGTCGTCAGACCCTGAGATTCTCGGTTTGGGACTCGCCGAGATGGCGTTCCGAACCCGATGAAAAGAGCGTATCACAGCACCGGTAGGTCCGGTTAGATCCGAGCCATTGCAGTTAGTTGCGGCATCTGGGCCAGCAATTGTTGCAAAGCATTAACCTGATTCAAGAGCTGGTCATAGGACGGCTGAGTGGGTTGAAGGGGCTCCGGGGCGGGCTGCTGGGTAGCTCGCTGGAGCTGGGCATTGAGGGCCTCCTGGGCCTGATTACGGGCCACATCCGAGACCTTGCAGTACCGGAGTGTGGTCTCGATCCGCTTGTGTCCCATCAAGTCTTTGATGGTCATCGGCGGCACACCAGACTCATTGAGGAATGTGGCGTAGCTGTGACGCAGTGAATGGATCACATGCTTTTCATCAATCCCCACATACTTGCGGATCTTGTTGAACGAGCGTCGTAACGAATCAGCAGAGCCGAAGTCATCAGCAAAGATGTGCTTCTTAGGTGGCTGATCACGTGTTCTTTCAATCATGAACGGAAGGATCCGATCTTGAATGGGGATCACACGCCAGTTCTTTGCCTTGGTGACGAAACCATCACGCCCACCTACGTGGATACGCAGGTTAGGAATGTCGACATCCATCACACGCAGCTTCTGAAGCTCACCAAGTCGCATGCCAGTGAGTCCCAACGTCAGGAAGATTTCCCCCAACGCCGGGTAACCAAAGACATTGCATGAAGCCTCGTACATCTGCTCCATCTGTGACATCGTGAACCACGTCAGACGTGACTCCGAACCACTGAACATCTCCAACGCATCAAACGGAGCTTCGTCAATAAAACGATGCCGTTTGCAATGGTTGACGATAGTTCGGATGGTATCAATGACCTTGTTAGCAGTCTCCTTTGATGTCCAGTTGCGCTCATCTTCAAGCTCAAAGATAAGCTGAGTTACGCCAGCTTGATCGAGCCTAGAGATTGGATAACTTGCACCACGCATCTCAAGCACATGATTAACTTGAATGGTGCGGAACATCGAAGGCTTTGAAACCTTGGGTCGCTGTTCTTTGGGCATCTGTTGAATGCGTTTCCACTCATCAACAGCCTTGCGTTCACGTACCCATGAATCACGAGTCTTGAACGTGTACTCTGCACACTCACCAAATGTGCGACTAGGTGCCATAGAGAATCCTCTTGATTGTGAGGGCGAAGCGTTCACCACGCGGTGTCATTGACAGGATTATTCGATTACCCATCAATGGGTCTGGCTCCTTTTTGATTAAGTTAGGGCCGGGTTTTCCGAACCTATCCCAATCAGAAAGCATGTCCGTATTGCGACTTGCACTAGCTGAACTCATCTTAAGATCTTTCTCAAGATCAGTTTGCAGTACACGTTCGTGGATTGCGATGTAGACGAATGCTGCAACAGCTTGAGCCGGTAAGCTCTTTCTAAGAGCCCGAAACTCAGCCATCACCTCTAAAAGAGGTAACAAGTCTTCATCAACAACCTGTTTGAGGACCACTTTCGTCGGGATCAGACCACTCCCAAATTAGCTCAAACTGACGGTACGCTGCACTAATGGAGGATCTTGTGCAGGAAAAATGCAGCTTTCGTGCTGAAAAATGCCGCTGCCAACCACAATAAAATCCGATCAAAGGAAGATAGGCCAGGGTCATGCTGCCTCGTTCGCCGGATCAAGGTAGAACAGCCGTACTAGCGAGTCAATAGGGGTTTCGTCGTACCTCTCAGAAAATGCAGAATAGGCATAAAGCGATGGGTACAGCGTGAGATCCTCAAGATCGTCTTCAGGATCGAGTTGATCAAAGGTCAGCATCATTCGGGAAGGTAGTTAATCGTTCCGATAATGGAGTTAGTCAGGATCGTGACCTCATCATCAGATAAAGCATGATCTCGTATGCGGTTGTGAGCTTTTGACTCCAACTTGTACGCATACTCTTTCAGCTTATTCTGCTTGCGGTCATAGACACGAACTACAGCACAGTAAGGTTCAGGAAGATGCCAAGCCATGACTTCTTCCATCACTTCCTCAACGGTTGCTGTTTCGATGTCGTCGTCGTTTAGGTTGTTCACCTCCTCCCATTCGTTGGGAAATGGATCTTTCTTGGCCATAGGATGGGAGCTTAAAGCATCGTTCTAGTTCCTGGATCGATTCCAGATCACCCTCGCAGTCCACTAGGCATGCATTGAGCATGCAGAATTGACGGCTAAGGCGTTGTTGTAGCGGTTCAGGCAAGGAGTTGAGTCCTTGTGTGAACGACAGGCTTTTACTGTCGTGGAAGAAAAAAGAGAGGGGCGTTACTTCACGCGCCACAACTCCCCTTGGGCGAGGATCCACTCTCAACAGCGGTGGACCTGAGCTTCTTATGTAGCCGTGGTGAGGGCTGCTCCGGCATTGGTATCAGAGGCTCGCGCCTCCGATGCATCAATGATGCCGCGTCTCTCCACTTGTGCAACGCTTACCGGCCAGTTCGGCAGTCGTCACACAGAGCACGCTCCACAAGGTACGCCACGAGGTTGGACATGCTGCGTCCTTCCTTCTGTGACTGCTCCTCCACACGCTGAAACACCACCCCGCTCAACACCACTGTGAGCCGTTGGGTGGTAGTGCGCTTGTACTTGCGTGCGTCCATGAGAACTTGGGTGCGTCCCTGTGATGTCGTAACGAACCCTCCCCACAGTACACATGTACTATCGGTGGATGGGCACAACAAAAGGCCCCGAGGGTCATCCCCCCAGGGCCATCAGCCTGGCTGCTACCGCGTGAGCCGGTGAGCTGCCGTATTCAGTTGTTCAGAGATCTTAGCATCAAGCGATGGTAGCCTCTACTTTCTTTGCTTGAGAACCGTGTGCTTTGAATGCAACAACGCACTTACGATCGGCGACTGAACATAGCTTACATTCTGCACAGTTCTTGTCACTCCACTGGGCAGGGCAGACAAGGAACTTAACGCCGTCATGTTCCCAAGTCTTCCTATGTTCATTCTTCGGAACAATGCAAACGCTAGGGATGCCCTGTTTGTGCAGTTCTGCAGCGTGTGACTGACTGTGTGCTGATGCATTAACAGTCATTCCCATTGATGGGGCTTGCTTAACAATCTCACGGTTACCGTAGTATGTGAGATCGTGGTGAGTGTAGGTCCATGCTCTAAGCTTACGCTCAGCGCATGCATCAGCAATCAAACCAAAAGCGTAGATATTGATGATACCTTGCGAGCTAGGTAGGTCACCAGCCTGATTATGTCGCATACAGCTACCCTCTGGCAGTGTTTTGATTGCTGACACAAACGACTCTAGATCAATCCCTCTAGGTTTGTCTCTGTGTGGGCCGTCTGATACCGCATCCCAGTGTAGTTTGAGCGGGCCTGTTTCGGCATAGCAGCCACTACCCTTTAGTGGGCATGTTGTTGGGCAACTATCACGTGATGTTGTGCTGACTGCGATAGGACCGGTCTTAGCGTTTGATGATTTCTTGGTCAGGTGATACCAATGTGCCATGGTTACTCTTTGCAGTTGTGGAGTGAGAAGGAGAAATTAAACGACCCAGAACAATGCTTCTAGAAACTCATCCTCATCATCGAAAGCATCAGGAAATCCACGTCCTTTGTTGATTGTTTCCATCTTGTCTCTGTATTCTTCAGTCCAGGGAGCTTCGTCAGGGAACATGTAGGGGTGGTTCATTGTTGCTTAAAGTGAAGTGCAATGAGAAGGGCGATGATGGCGGGAAAAGGAATCAGTAGAGCCACTTAGAAGGAAGAATCAAACAGGAGAGAAAAGAGATCATCTAAACATTCATCAATCCTTTTCTTTTCCTCATCACTGATAGTGGGATCCTCTAACCTTTTCTCAAGCTTGTCTGCAAACTTGAAAGCCTGTTCTGGTGATTCAAAATTAATCTCAGGCCAGGAACAGTCAGCGACTGTGATTTCGTGAGTTGCCATTGTTAGTTACCCTTAGCGATTGCTTGTTTTTGCACTTGTGGAGGGTTTGAGTCAAATGGATTGACGCCTAAGCCACCTAGGATGGTGAGCGATGAGAGGGCGACTGAGAAGAAGAAGAAGGCGCCAGTTTCAAGCCACAGGTAAAGGCCAGGGCTGCGGTGATGTTTGTTGTTGGTGTTCATGGTGTTAGGTGCGTTCTTGTGATTAATGCTTAGCCGAGATGTCGGTACGTGATCACCACGTTGCAGAGTGTGGGATCCTCACGCCACTCAACAGCCTTGGCCATAGCCTCAGAGTATTCAAAGGTGATATAGCCGGGGCCTAGAACGATGCCGGATTGAACGGTGTTGTCTGCGGTTACGCGATAAACCGACGTTGCGCTTGCTTCCTGGTCGTAGTAGGTCTCGATGCTTTGGTCGTAACGGTCGCAGATCGCGTCGATCTGGGCTTCAGTGAGTGCGGGAAGGGTCATGGTTGGAGCTTGCATAAGTGGAGAGAGGCAGCGAGCAGAGGTCGATCTGTGCTGCGTGACCTGACACTAGTCGATCAGTGCTCCACTTGTGCAGTGTGCAGTAACAAAGCTTAATGGGCGAACAGATCACTTTACCACTACGTATTCGTATCAACAGTCATACCAATGGATCTCAGCGATTGTGACTGAAATAATAGTTCGTCCGTACCATTATTGACCCCATTTGCGGGTAGTTTGTAGAACTAACGCGGCAGATTCCGGCCAAAGAGGGGGGCTTGGGGGGTCAGCGGCCTGCTTGGTACTGCGAATAGGCTTGAGAAATTTTTGTCATTTTTCTACGACTGCTATCTACAAGCCCCAGGAAGACGTGTTAAATGAGTTAAACGTACAAACACACTCAACAACACTTACACACGCCTTCTAGAGCCTTCTAGGCAGCAATTAGAACCAACTAGCCATCTCCGATGAAGCAATTAGACAAACCCAATCGCTTCATAGATCCCACATCGCTTGACACACATTTGGAACATGCTCATACAGAAGATCTCGAACCTGACCAGCAATAACAGCATGTTCTCGCTGTGTACCATTAGCAGTTCTCAGATCACAATAATGCAACCAAGACCTAATAGTCCCATTCATGTACAATCTAGAAGGAGCACTCAATGGAAGAACATCTCTTGCACACTCCTTAGCCACTCCTGCTGACACCATCTCACGGTAAAGATCCTCAGCTTCTGCAAAGTGTTGTTGAATACGACGTAGGAACTGTTGTTTCTTTGTTGTATCCAGATCATCTGTACTGTTCTGTCTGTTCTTAAAGTCCTGTCTACGTAGTGATGGAATAATTGGAGTACCAATGGTGGTTACATCTGCATACCGCTGACTAAATTCTTGGAAACTAAAGCTCCGATGCCTGAGGATTTGAGCTGCAATAGCTCTTGTAGTATTGATTTCAACACACATATTCACCATCTCAAACGGTGACCAATGTTGATGATCAATAAGGTATTTAATTA